ACATTTTCTATACCACTAACGTAAAAATTTTTCGTAGGTTCTGTAAAATCAAGAGATTGATTAGTTCCTGAATTTGCAGCAATCTTAATTGAAACTCTTTCACCTCCTCTTAATGGTAAACCATTATAAAGAGATTGCAATTTACCATCTTTGCCAGGTACAACTCCACCAGTATTAACTACAACTATTCTAGCTGTAATTACTGGTGAAAATAAATTTTCATAATATGTGAAGTTAACGACACCTGCTGCTATATCAACAGTAGTGGAGCCGTCTCCTGATGATATAATGAATTCTTCGTATAATGATTTATTTACTGACATTAGCTATTCAATATAAGTGTCTGAGCTTTCTTAATTGGGTCACTGCTAATATTAAATGTTTCCATAGTTCCCTCTCCACTACCACCAGTTGATGGAGTGTTGCCTCTATTGACTGCAACTTCCTGTATAATAAGAGTAGTCCCACCAGATTTTTTATTTTTAACAAGGTTTCGTTCATCTCCTCTAATTGGTAATATTGCACCAGCCTCTGATGCTACTCCCTTTATCATATTAATTGCGTCATCATATCCTTCATCACCAGGATTATAGTTTACACCATTTACTGTGATAGGTTTTTTTGCAGTTTTTTCTTTAAATCTTCTTGCTAATAATGGAGAAACTATTTTCTTTTTTTTATTTAAATCTCTTTTACTTACATCACCTATCGTCGATTTTAATTTTTTTTGTTGTTGTTGAATATCTTTTTCATTATCACTTACAATCTGTGAATCTTTTTCTTTTTGTTTATTAACTAAATCAACGGATTTATCAATTTCTTTATCTATTGGGTCTATTGAAAAAGGTTCTTCAGTCTGATCTACATTACCACTTTCTTCAGTAGTATCCTCCTGTTCATTTTTATTATCAAAATCAAATTTATTTCCAGTTATTATATCTGCAAAACCTTGAATACCCCTTAAAATACTTATATCCTCTAAATTATCATTATCTTTCTTCTGCTCCTCTTCTTGATTTTGTTGATCTTGTTCTTGCGTCGCCTCAGCCATTCCTTCTTCATATGCTTCATCTATTCCACCACCATATTGCATTTCTAAATCTTTATTGACATCTTTTGTTTTTACCTCAGCTTCTACAGCTTTATCGAAATCAATAAGTCCATCTTGAAATTCTAAATTAAGTAAAGTTAAAGCACCAGCAGACTGATCAGTTTCATCTGTAATTTCCTTTCTTAGTTTTAAAAAATCAAATTTAGGGAGAGATTCCATAGCCTCTTTTAACCCTAGTCCCATCGAAACGAAAAAGTCACTAACTCCTTCTATAAAATTACTTAAAAAAGTGGTTAATTGAGTAATTTTTTTAATGAGTGCTGTTATGGAATCTAATATTTTGGGTAAAGAATTTACAAACCATCCTATCAAAACTATACCAAAAAAATCTAGTATTCTTCCCAAAAATCCTTTTGTGCTTCTTTGAACTATATTACCTTGTTTTTTTTCTACACCTCTTATAGAAGTTGATTCTAATTCATCTTCCCTTTGTTTTCTCCTTACATTTTCTCTTCTCTTATTAAAATACTCATCATCTTTTCTTATTAACCTAGATGTAAAAATATTTGTCTTTCTTGTCTGATCTATAATTCCACTCGCAAGTGAACTTGTTCTTCCCAATCCTTTTGAAAAATTGGATACAGAATCACGTATTGAATTTATACTATTAGAGGAACTTATTAATGAATTTCTTTGTTTTTGTATTGACATTATACTGCACTAACATTAAATATTGATTCTGCAACTACTACATAATTATTTGCATAATCTAATGTTGGAAATTTAGGCACTTTACCTGCACCAACTTTACTTGGACCTGAAATTGCAGTTTGAGGTGTGCTATTTCCCTGTAATGGTACGTTTATTACTTCTACATCTTCATTCAAAGCCAATTTCTGATCTATGTTTTCCTCTCTTGATTTAAATGGCACCACCATCGCACCACCTAACGCAGTATCAACACTTGTTGGTGTAATTACAACATCCTCATTAGTATCATTACTTACACCAGAAACATTATTTTCTCGTAAAGAAGGATCATCAACAATCGTTCCATCATTTAATCTCATTTTTCCTTCTGGCACTGCGCCCGTTGCCGTATCTGCTATCCCTCCAACAAGATTTCCAGCTCCCTCATCTATACCAAATAAACTCACACCAATACCACCAAGTATAGCACCTATCAGTGCACCAGGCGGTCCTCCTAAAGCACCTCCAATCACTCCACCAGCTTTCATTCCAGCACTAAATGATAAGTATTTGGTTATTCCTCTTGTAGATGCACCTATGAATGCTTGAAAATTATTATTTCCTCTCTTTTTATAGTCACCAAATTCAAATAAACCCTCTGCAACATATACTAATTTAGTAAAAGTATTTAATAGTTTTCCACCAAAATTTAATGTTTTTGATGTAGTTGATGCAATTTTATTTTTGCCTAATCTAGTTGCAACATTGGCATCAGCCGCTGCAGCCATTTCCTGCGTTACAATAGGTCTTCCGAAAATTCTTCTACCGACATTTTGAATTTGTCTAGCTTTGTTTGGAAAGAACGCTGTTGTTGTAGTAACAGCACCAGTTCCTACTGCTGCATCTGATAATATTTTTGCATCTCTACCTGATTGAGTTGCTGCATTCGCACCTCCTTGAGCTCCTTTCTGAAATAGACCGACTATCCCAAGTCGTAACATATTTTTGAATTTAAGTAGATTCATTCCAATAAATGCAAATAATAATGCAAAAGGTTTCTTTATAAAACCAGTCGTTATTATCGATAATAAAGATTTTTTGAAGAGTGCTGTCAGCAGAAGCAACTTACTGAATGCAACAGTTACACCCACCATTATTCCACCCAATATTAACAGATTAGCTATCAACTTATTTCTAAATTCTTTCATCTCTTCAACAGTACCCTCAGATCTTAATCTCAAAAATGTCAATGTTGTATTAATTAACCAACCACCCGCTATGAATAAGAAGGCATCTGTTAACCTTCCTAATATACCTTTGGCTACCTGCGATACTCTCCTTACTGGGGTAAGTAAAGCAAATTGAACCCTTTTTTCTAAATCTGATTCTTTTCCTTCTCTTAATCCCTGCTCTGCTAATATCGCCTCTCTTCTTTCTTTTGCTGCTTGTCTTTGTCTTTCTAATGTATCACTTAATTGTAAGTTATTTTTTATTGCATCTAACGAATTATTAATACTTGAAACTTGTTGTGTAATTCCTGAAAGTTGTCCTGAAACACTTTCTAAAGTTAAAGAATTTTTGGATATCAAATTCTGTGAGATTGTATCACCTTGAACTTGTTGTGGAACAGCACGACCAGTAAAGATACTAGAAGATACACTTCTTCTAATACCTCTTAATCCACCTGCGATTGGTGACGCTAGACCTTGTTCCTCATCCATTATTTTGTTGTGCTTTTAAGTTTTCTTCCTCAACATACTGTTGTAAAAGAGAGACATATATTTCCCTTTCCCAAGGTATCATATTCTCAAGTTCAGTTAAACTATATTTATGGTGCTGCATCAAAGCAAAATTTAATTTATAGTATGACACTAAATCTTCGTGTGCCATACTTATCCGAAAAAATTCTGCAGCCCCTCTATTTTAACTTCATTTTCTTTTTTTGTATTTGGATTTGTAACAGTCACAGTATGTGATAATTTAGGCATGGTTTCAAAAAATGTTTCAACTTTTTTGAACTGACTGGTATTCAATGACTCGATAAAAGTTGTCAACTCCTTCTTAGTGCATTCCTCTGAAGCCCAAGACTCTTCCTCTGAATAAACCTGATCTATACAAGATGCGATTAAATCGAAGGTATCATCTACATTCATCTCCTGCATTGCACTAAAATTATTTTTAATAAATTCAGTCAGTGAAGGATATTTCATCCTCAGAGTATAAACATCATCTAAAGATATGTCAGTTGAATGGTTTTCATCCTTTTGTACTTTAATGCTGTCAACATTAATTGATGCTGGCACTTGCGTTTTACCATCATCAGGACAAGTAACCATCACTTCAATTTGCTCTCCAACAGATTTTCCACGGATATTTAGAAAAAGATATTCTATGTCAAAAGTCGCTAATTTTTCAACTTTTATTCCTTTAGATAATATACAATGAGAAATTACATCTTTAACTGCTCTCGCAATTTGTTTAGTATCTTGAGATTCCATTGCTAAAATAAGAATCTTTTCCTCCTTGACTAAAAACGGTCTATATTTAATTTTCCTGTTTGATGAAGGAAGAGTTAACTCATAAGTTGGAGTTGATATGGTTGGTAATGGCATGATAATTACTACACTTCATAAAATTATTTATAGGGGTTTTTAAAACCTATCTTGTATAAGGTGGTGAGAAAGGTACTTGAGGTGCATCTCTTGATGTATCACTTCCTGTTGTTGTTCTTGGTCCATATTGATATATCGTATCACGATTTAATAATGAAACTCCATCCATAACTTCATTTAAAGAGGCTGTACTATTGTAATTTATTGTACCATTTCCTGTTCTTCTGCTTCTATTATTAAGATCAATACCCAGTGCTCTTGCAAGTGAATTAGATTCGCCACAAACATATCTATCGAAACTAAATGATGCTGTTGCCTTTAATATAGTTGAATTCTGATAAGAAACTCTCGTTGAATTTAGAGCGATGGGAAATAATCCGATAAAACGATATTCTAAAAATTGAAAGTGATCTGCTTCAAACTTTACGATTCTCGTATCATTTGACTTATATTCATCTGGATACGCTATTTTAAAATGATATGAATCTCTTGAAGGGTCGGCATTAGACTGTCCAGAGATATATTCCATCCAATGTTCTAAAAATTTTAATGATTTGTATTCTAAATCAACATAGAAATCAAAACTGATTTGAGTAAACTGTCTTGTATGTGCGAATTTTTCTACTAATCCCTGATAATCTCCTGCAATATTTGAAGATGCCATATTACTACCTGGCAACACTGCGTCACTGCATAATAGTCCTATGTTATCAGAAATAAAACGATCATTTATTCCTTTTTTCCTCATATGTGTCCTTAATGGACTATTTGGTAAAACAAATTTTACAAGAAATTTTGATGTCTGAGCTACTCTTTGTAACTTAGGCAATATATCTGATATTCCTCTTGGTCTTGGTGCTGGCACTCTAAATACTTCTATAATATAGTTATTTAGATGGCTTATAGGGGAAAATACTATCCTTCCTTTCCTAGAAAGTACAAAGGTGATCCAACCAATATCATTTACAGATCACTCTGGGAAAGAAAGTTTATGGTGTATTGTGATAAAAATGCAAAGATATTAGAGTGGGGAAGTGAAGAGATTGCTCTTCCATATATATCACCCCATGATAGTCGAGTGCATCGTTATTTTCCAGATTTTTATATTAAAGTTCAAGAGAACACAGGTAAAATAAAGAGATATCTAATTGAAGTTAAACCATTGAAACAAACAACAAAACCAAAGAAACCAAAAAGACAAACCAAAGGTTATATTCGTGAAGCATTTGAATATGCAAGAAACCAAGCAAAATGGAAAGCAGCAAGAGAATATTGTGCTGACCGAATGTGGGAATTTAAAGTAATCACAGAAAAAGAGTTAGACATATGAGTCGTATAGATCCTATAATGAAAAATCTTATCGGTACGGAAAGTCCCGATGATTTAGCAACAGAAATATTAGATGTGTTAACTGAAGGAAGTAATGTTCCTGAAGCAGGTAATTACTATGTTTTTGTATATCGTGCTAAAACACC